CCCACCAGTGGAAAATGAGGCGCACCCCACCGATGGAAAATGCTACCCCACCGATGGAAATATATAGTTGACCCCGCCAGTGGAAATTAAGAGTTGACCCCGCCAGTGGAAAATGCTAAAAACGAATCATAAAGTAGAAAAGGAGACACCGCCGATGGAAAATATGAATTATAAATCTGGAGATAGAGTTTGGTGCCACTTCCCTTGGGTTGATGAAGACTGCTGGGTAACAGGTACTGTAGTAAAAGTGACAGCCAAGAGAGTTGTTGTTCACAATGATGTAAGAGGTGTAGGATACTATGCACCACATAATGTAAAACTGGCGGAAGGGTAGGCCGATGGAAAATGACAGCATTAAAGTAAAAGCAGCAATAGCAGCACTGCGTGACATTGGTCACTCCTATGCCGTTAAGATGGCGGAGCTAGGGCATAACCTAGATGGACACAGTGACCTTATGAATGGCCTAGCAGCCTACTATAAGCTAGACCTAAGAGGTGAAGCAGATTATCTTGATAAGTCTGTTGACATCATATGTGATATCGTTTATGAAGTAGTAGAAGAGAAACTTAAACAGGAGAGCCACAATGGAAATTAGTAAAGAGATCAAAGCTATCGCTTACGATGTTAAAGTAGTCTTAGCTGCTGCATCAGAGGCTAAGAAAGAAGCTCAGACGGCCATGAATCGTTTGAACCTATGCGACACTAAGGCGCAGAAGATCGACAGCCTGTGTGAAGCTATGACTGACGCTGAGTATGAGTTCGACAGTCTGAAAGATCGTCTAAAAGACTTACAAGATCAACTTGACATCCTACTTGAGATGGTAGAGTATGATTCCATTAGCAAAGCAACCCAAGAGAGAGGATAAGTTATGAATGGATTTATTTGGTGTCGTACCGCAAAGCTACCAAAGGACGTAAAAGGTAAATACCTTGTCTACCGTGGGAATAAGACACTTATCACTGGTAATACACGTAAGACTATGAGAGAAGCTATTTACAATATTGTTGGTGATCCAGATGAGATTGACCACATCTTTATTGAGAACTTCACTATACTACCAGACGGAAACATTAGCGTATTTATGGGGAGCTAACAGATGAAACTTAATAAAGAACAGATGATGGAAGTACGTTCCAGTGCATCTAAACTAGCAGATCATGCTTTACTTAGTTACTGGAGTGAGAGTGGTGAGAAGGAGACTAGCTATCACCAGATCACAGTAATCAAGATGCTAAAAGACTTACGTCACTTGATTGATTTTGTTGAGCTGGAAACAATGTATGGGGAGGAAGTCTAATGGTTGGTGTAGAGCAGTTTGTTATCGCTATCATGTACGACAATGGACACATAGAGCCTATGCACACAGGTCGTAGGTATGGTCGTCAGGCAGCTACTATAAGAGCAGAGGAGCTAAATAAATCTTTAGACGACCTAAGATTAGCCCTTGCCATAGATCGTTTTGTCGTATACTCTTTAGAGGAAGTCGAAGATACCCGAATCAACAAGAAATACCTTTAACACACAGCACAGTCACAGAGTGACGAGCATTTTAAAAGGAGACTACACAATGGCACTAGATACACGCATGGTAAGTATGGTACTTGCTGAGAACCAAAACCAGTTTATGACTGTAAAGTTCCTGACCAAAGACAATGAAATCCGTGTCTACAATGGTCGTCTGAACGTCAAGAAATACCTTGTAGGTGGTGAGAGTGGTCGTAAGGCAGCAGAGGTACTAGCAGCCCACAACCTTATCCCTATGTTCGTTGGTAAAGAAGGTGAGACACCACAGTACAAGAGCTTCAAGCTAGACCGTGTGTTAGCTATCAAGGCAGGGGGTCGTCACATCTATGCTATGGGGGCTGAACTAGACTGATGGTAGTCACAATAGCAGCAGCAACGTGCCTAGCTTTGAATGTATACTTTGAGGCTAGGAACCAACCCACCGACGGACAGTACCTAATTGCTGAAGTCACAATGAACCGTGTTAATGACGACAGATACCCAGATAATGTCTGTGATGTTGTATGGCAAGGTAAACAATTTAGCTGGACACACGATGGAAAACCTGATAAGCCTAAGAATACAGATGCTTGGCTTAAAGCACAGATTATAGCCTATAGTGTTATATTGTATGGCTGTGAAATATGTACTGAAGCCACTCACTATCACACTATTAACGTCAAGCCATACTGGTCAAGAAAATTAACCAAGTTGGGTATGTATGGCGATCATATCTTTTATCAATGGGAACATAAATAAAATGCTAAACTATGACCTTGAAGCGTACCTTAATGAAATTGGTGTTATTAGCAATGAAGGCTTAAGCACCCTAGAGGAAATACTAGACCCACGTTATGCCACACTGGCTAAGGGTTACTTTAATGACCCCCGTGACGAAAACGGTGGAGTACCATACTAAAATGTATATTCTGACATATAAAATCTATGACACCGATGGAAAATACTTCTGCAATTGGTCGTTCACTACTAAAAGTAAATACGATCATGCAAGAGAGACCTTCCCAAACCTTAAGATGGAGAGAGTACAATGACCCGAATATCAGCTAAGTTAATAGGACTAACACAGCCAATAGACATAGATGCTAAAACACCAGAGGAGTTTATTGCCTACGCAGCTCGTGTAAGTAATCCAAGCAATCAAAAGAACGTTGGTACAGCTAGTGGTTTGCTAAGATATTGTATCCGCAATAAGCACTGGTCAATTTTTGAGATGGCAAATGCTGTAATTGAAGTAAATGCGCCTCGTGATATTACCCGCCAACTTCTACGTCATAGGTCTTTTAGCTTTCAAGAATTTAGCCAAAGGTATTCGGATAATATTGAGTTTACAGATAGGGAGTTCCGCCGCCAAGATGAGACCAATAGGCAGAATAGCATTGATGACTTAGGTAAAGCAGCACATAGACGTGCATCAGATTTAATGGCTCTTGTGCAAACAATTTCTTCTTCTGGCTATAGAGAATTGAGAGAGCTTAATGTAGCTAAAGAATGTGTCCGTGTATTGCTGCCTGAAGGTCTTACAATGTCTAGACTATATGTTAATGGCACTCTAAGGTCTTGGTTACACTACCTAGACGTTCGTGATGACATAGGAGTTACACAACTGGAACACGTACAATTAGCCCGTGAAATAAAGAAAGTACTAAAGGTGGCATTTCCTGTAGTCTTTAATTTAAAGTCTAAGGAAGATGGATAAGAGCTACTAACACCATAGTATTATTAAACGACCTAAGATAGGTGTTAGTAATACCATGATATTATTTATGTGGAGATTAACATATGACTAAACGAATACCAATGAAAGGCGGCGATGAGTATGATGGACTTACTAAAGCACGTAGGTTTCATATATGGAAGAGTGGTCAGTTAAAGAAGATCAAACGTGCTTACAACAAACGGTTTCGTAAACACAACAAGGAGAATAAAGATGAATAACAATATTAAGATAGAGGCCATTGAAGATCATGAGGATGGATCAGCTACACTAACACTTGATTTGAATGCAGAAACATACCATAAGATATTTGAGTATGGATTCATAAAACTTATTATGAAAGGTATTGAATCAGAGGAGAAAGATAGTGCGTAAGTATGCTGTAATGTATGAAGTTGACTACGGTGAATGGATGTATGCAACACATGAAAACCCATTTACTTACAACAGTGATCCAATCCTATTTGAGAGCTTTGGTTTAGCTGAAGACTACGCAAAGAGGTTTAACAGTTCAACGGTTGTGCTTATGCACCTACCAGTAAACTCAGTAGCTAAAGTTATAAAGGGGAATATTAATGGAGACGAATGAAGTCATCAGTATGTGCCAAAGACTGGCTCGTAAGTATAATGCCCCACAACACTACCAAGACCTTGTGCAAGAGGGCATACTAGTCTGTTATGAGATACTTGATAAGGAAGACTGTACACACCCTGCCAAGCTCTACAGAGAGGCTAACAGACGTATGCACGACTTCCTTAACCTAGATGTGTTGCCAGTGTCTGTACCAGCCCACAACATCACTAGAAGGCTTACACGTGATGCTGACGACACAGAGATTGGTGAGATGTCAGATACAGGTGTGAATTGGCTAAGGACTGTACTACAATCAGATTGGGTTGGTTATGATGAAGATTACATCGAATCTGATCTTGATACAGCAGATGCCTATGAACAGAAAGAATACCGTAAGTACATGATGAGTGTTGCCAAAAAGACACTATCTAAAACTGAATGGCAAATTATCAAGATGCGATATTTTCGTGACTTAGCACAAGAAGAAGTTGCTAACGCACTGAAATCAAACAAGATGTGGGTATCACGACATGAACGTATTGCCTTAGATAAACTAAAAAGTAGCTTACTGTAACAATTCGTGATGTTACAAACCTGATAAAATATCCCTAATACCAAGTGTGAGTAGAACTTAAGTATTGACTAAAGTATTAACAACTACTAGTTATAACTACACAAGAAGGAGAACTTAAGATGGAAGATGAAGACTACTTAGGTTTACTACAAGAAAAGGTTAGTAAGCTGGAACCTGAATACCATGAGTTATCAACAGTGTTTTTGTCGTTTGAAGACACACAAGAGTTTGATGGACTTGTCGAAAGCATTAGGAAGTATGGTCTATTCGACAATATCTTAATGTGGAAAGGCAGTATTGTTGATGGTCGTCACAGACATAAAGCCTGTCTAAAAGCTGGTGTTCAACCTCAATACGAATACCTACCAGATGATATGCCTTTTAATGTCGTAATGGATCGTGTGATCTCGTCTAACCTTATGCGTAGACACTTAACGACAGGTCAACGTGCTATGACTGCTGCTGCTTTGGCTAATATGACATCTGGAGCTAGGACTGACTTGGAACCTACGACGAATTCGTCCAAGGTTAAATCTACCAAAGATTCTGCGGATCAGCTTAACGTAGGTACAACAGCAGTAAAGACAGCAAAGGCTATCAGCAGAGATTTTCCTGATCTAGCTGACAGTGTTAAGTCTGGCAGCATGAGTTTGAATGCAGCAGACGAAGAGAGGAAGAAACGCTTAGGTATCCCACCAAAGTTTTCTCCCCCAATCGTAAAAATAGCTGACCTTGATGAGTTTATGCACATTAAGGGTGACAACTGGAGTAGTGAAGTAGCGGCTGGCTCTTTGATCTCTACTGCTAGGGACTTGCACCTACAGGAAGGCGAAGACGGTATCTACCGATCCATAATGAATATTATGAAGTTGGGAGAAGGTAAGCATTCCCAATCTTATAATGCGGCAGGGCTAATATCCTTACATAAAGCTCTTAGTAGATGTGTACCCGACCTAGAGAAAATGCTTATCGTTAAAGCTGACACAACTAAAATGAATTAAGGAGATATAATATGCAACTCAACCTTTTTGACTATGCCCTTAAAGCAATTAAATCTATTAATGCAGAGGCTGAACGTAAACTATCTAATCCAAAGTCACATCTTATGGAATATGATGTTAAGTCTGCTGCATCTTTACTTGATAAAGGTGAACGAGTGAACATAGGTAATATTAATACCTTGTCACGAACAGAGAAGGCAAAGGCAAAAGAAAGTTTTGGCATTTGGGAATATCACTATTCACCACAAAACTGCCAAAAGACTGTAGATTGGATGCTAGAGAATGATCCATCTTACTTTATGTTGCACATTGCTGGTTGTCGAAATAGAGGCCGTGGCACTGTCTATCGCATGGATAACCTTCAAGATTATGCAAATACAAAACTATTTGGCGGTAAACACTAAAAGGAGAGAACCACATGACTGAATTATCTCACCAACCGTGTCCATTTGTGTCGTGTGGTTCTTCCGATGCCTTTAGTTATAACACTGATGGCTTTGGTAAGTGTCATGCTTGCGACAAGTCTTACCCAAGCAACTCTAGAAATGAGGCATTTGAATGGGCTAAAGAGAAATACCCATTAGTTGAAAGAGGCGACTATATGAATACTGTAATTGAATACACGCCTAAACGTATTGAAACCCCCAGCAGTGGAAAATATGAAGGTATGCGTGGTATTACGTCCAAGACTATGGAAGAGTATCAAGTACTTACATACTCTGATCGTCAAGAGTATATTTACCCCAGCGGGGGAATTAAAGTAAGAACCTTACCTGACAAGAAGTTCTATGCCAAGTCAGGTTTTAAAGCTGATGAACTATTTGGTATGAACCTGTTTACCTCTGGTAGCTCAAAGATGGTAACAGTTACTGAAGGCGAACTTGATGCTTTATCTGTGTCGCAGATGCTTAAGTCAACCTATACCAATCCTGTCGTATCACTACCGTCTGCCACACCATCTAAGAAGCTATGGGAAAACTGCAAAGAGTGGTTAGATGGCTTTGAGAAGATCATACTGTCAGTAGACAACGATGAGGCTGGTAACTCCCTTGCTGATCGAATGGCTAAGTTATTCCCTAATCGTATCTACAGGGTGCCACACGGGCAGTACAAGGACGCTAACGACTTCCTACAGGCTGGTAAGTCCACTGAGTTTAAGTCGGCTTGGTGGAATGCTAAGAAGTATACCCCTGAGAACATCTTGAATAGCACCGATGACTTCTTGTCGTTATATCACGATACACCTGAACATCAGTACATACCCACTGGCATACAGGGACTAGACGACAAGATCATGGGTCTTATGCAAGGACACTTCACAGTTATCAAAGCTCCTACTGGCATTGGTAAGACTGAAGTTATGAGATACCTAGAGTTTAATATGCTACAACGTGGTATTCCTATCGCTGCATGGCACTTAGAAGAAACTAAACTACGATCCATACTAGGTTTGGTGTCGTACCAACTATGTGATAATGTAACACGTAGGGATTTGATCGAAGAGAAAGGAAGGGAGGAAGATGTTGTCCAAGCTATACGTGACCTCACTAAAGACGAACTATTCTACCAATTCTACCTTGGTGATGGACAAGGATCAGACGAGCTATGCGACCAGATTAGATACTTTAGTCAGGCGTGTAATTGTAAGTTTGTCTTCTTTGAACCTATCCAAGACGTAGTTGCTGGTATGTCAGAGGAAAGCAAAGAGCAACAACTTGCTGACCTATCAGTACGACTATCTAAACTAGCCGCTGAATTAAACGTAGGTATTGTTACCATTGCTCACACTAACGACAATGGTGATACAAAATACTGTAAGATGATTGGTCAACGTGCATCTGTCATTATCGACTTGCAACGTGATAAAGAAGCGGATAGTTTAGAGGAACGGAACACGACTTATATTCGTGTAGAGAAGAATCGCCCTTGTTCAGAAGAAGGTAATGCTGGAAAGATGCGGTTTAGTACTGACACATTTACATTAAGAGAGGTACTGTAATAATGACTATATTTGACATCGAAACCGATGGTCTTTTAGATGAGATGACCAAGGTTCACGTTTTGTCGTATCAAACTAAAGACATGAAAGAGCCTGTATCAATTCACGACTATGATGAAATGCGGGACTTCTTCCTTGAACATAGCCTTGAGAAGAAACCACTAATCGGACATAACATTATCCGCTTCGACATACCCGCAGTGGAAAAGCTGCTTAATATCAAAGTGGATACCCGCCTGATCGACACCTTAGCCCTGTCTTGGTACTTACACCATGATCGTATTAAGCATGGTCTAGAGGGCTATGGTGAAGAGTATGGTGTACCTAAACCTACCATTAAAGATTGGGAAGGACTGACACCAGAGGAATATGCTAACCGTTGCCAAGAAGACGTTAAGATCAATACCCGTCTATGGCGTGACTTAGACCTTAAGCTAAACAAACTCTACCAAGACGAAGATGAAAAGAACCGTATGATCGACTACCTGTCGTTCAAACTTGACTGTGCTAAAGAACAAGAGGCCCTGCGATGGAAATTGGATGTAACCAAAGCTCAAACAGCCTACGATGAAATCCTAGAGCTAAAGGCTGAGAAGGTAGAACAGTTAGCTGATGCTATGCCTAAACGTGTACTAACTCGTATGGCACAACAACCAAAGATTATGTATAAAGCTGATGGTTCACTGTCAGTACATGGTCAACGGTGGCATCAGCTATGCAGAGAGTACAAGCAATCTGTAACAGCACGACAGTTTGTTATTAAGACAGGTGAAGAACGAGCTAATCCTAACTCTAACGACCAAGTAAAAGACTGGTTGTTTAGTCTAGGTTGGCAACCACGTACATTTAAATTCCTACGTGATAAAGACGGGGAAGAACGTCAGCTAGAACAGGTAAGGAAAGATGGAGAACTTTGTAAATCAGTACTGGAGCTTATTACTCCTGATAACAATCTATCTTATCTTGATGGACTCACGGTCTTAACCCACCGTGCTGGAATACTTAAGTCCTTCTTAGAGTGTCATGTTGATGGTTGGTTACAGGCTGAAGTAGCTGGCTTGACTAATACACTACGCTTTAAACACGCTAAACCTTTGGTCAATCTCCCTAGTGTTGATAAACCATATGGTGACATCATCCGTGGCTGTCTAACAGCACCTGATGGCTACACCCTATGTGGTTCAGACATGACCTCACTAGAGGATACAACCAAACGTCACTACATGAAACCACTAGACCCTAAGTATGTGGAAGAGATGTCACGGGAAGGCTTTGATCCTCACCTAGACTTAGCTAAACACGCTGGTGTTATTAACCAAGATGACATCGACAAACACAACTCAGGTGAGCGTAGTCTTAAAGCCCTACGTAAGAATTACAAAGTGGTCAACTACTCAGCTACGTATGGCATAGGAGCGCCTAAACTGGCCCGTGAGACGGGTATGAGCGTTAAAGAGGCTAAGACCCTACTAGCTGCCTTCTGGTCACGTAACTGGGCTGTAGAGGCCGTAGCGAAGAACCTACGGACTAGGGAATTGTTTGGTAGTATGTGGGTTCAAAACCCTGTATCAAACTTTTGGTATAGTTTACGAAGTGAGAAAGACCGCTTCAGTACACTAAACCAAGGCACAGGTGTCTTCTGCTTTGACACTTGGGTTGCTATCTGTCGCAAGAATGGTATTAAAGCTATCGGACAGTTTCACGATGAGATTATCGCTGTTGTTAAGCTAGGTGATGAAGATAAGACTAAAGACATCATCAACAAAGCTGCTGAGATGCTTAACGACAAGGTAAAACTAAATGTTCCTTTGGGCGCAGAGGTGCAATTTGGCAACACTTACGCAGATATTCACTAAAAGATAACTTTATTTTACTTTTAGTGTTACAAACCCGAAAAAATATCCCTATAGTATATTACCACCCCACAGTGCTGCACTAGCAGCCGAAACAAAAAGGAAAGCCCGACATGGCAAAATACACAATGGACATGGTTCTTGAGTACGCAAAAGTATTTGAGGAGAACGCAGACAGAGGCAAAGAAGATGGCCCCCGTGCTGCACAAGCTATCTTCGCTAAAGGTGGTCAGTATGTTGTGAATGCTTACTTCACTGATGAAGCTCAGATCGAACAGCTTCTGAAAGACGGTCTTGATCCTGCGCCTATGAACTCTCAACGTATCCAAGAAGGTAACCCAGCCTTTGGTATTGGTAAGTTCGTTAAGATGAAACGTATGATCTCTGACATCAAGTCTTTCAATGAT